GCCAGGAGGTCCTTATCTCCAATGTGGTCGGCATGACCGAACTCAACGGCAACATCTACTCGATCACCGGCGTGACGACCGACACGTTCAACCTCGTTGGGATCAACAGCACCGGCTTCACCGCCTATTCCAGCGGGGGCGAGGTCTCCGGCCAGATCGCTGTCAGCCTCGGCACCACGGCAATCTGGGAGGTCGGCGATATCGACGGCAACACTCCGACGAAGAGCTATGGGTCTGGCGCGCTAGAACGCCGCTATGGTGTGAGCTTCGCGAGCGCGGCTGATCTGGCTGACGCAACCTCGGAGATCAACACCATCCTCAAGCAGCGCGGGGTTCAGGTGCAGGACACCACGAACTCCATCCGCTACACGGCTGAGGGGCCGAACGCCACATCCAACTGGCAGGCCTCGGACGGGTCTGCGGATATCGCGCCGAGCTAAGAGCAGCGCCCCCGACCAGCGTGCAGGCTGGCCGAGGGCTACCACAGACCGGCCATGTGGAGGGCCAGCCGATGGGTAACGATCAAGATGGGAACGCAGATCGCATGCCGCCAGTCTTGAATATCGGACTTGACGGACAGGGGTAGAGATGGGGAAGGAACAGATGACAGGCGACACGTTCCCGAGGTCATGGTCCGGGCGCATCATCGAGACAGCGAAGATCGTCGGCGCGATCTCGATCATCGTCTCGGCGGTGGTAGGGATCTGGGCCGGGACGGTAGGGCCGGTGGCGGAGTTCTTCGACCGCATCGACCGGCTCATCGAGGACGTGGCAAAGCTGCAGGATGACGTGGCCCGCGCGAATGGTGATGACCGGGTGATCCGCCAGCCGACCGGGCTGAGCTACATATTGGAGCCAGTAAGGCAGGGCGACAACGTGGTGATGATCATGGTGGCGGGGCGAACGAAGCTCGGCGCGGACTGTCGCCTCACTGACTGGACGCCGATCTTCACCGACGAACTCAACATCCCGACGCCGGGGCAGCGGCTGAATGCCGGGCGTATGCCGCGGCAGATCAGCGATGACCAGCAGACCCTGCGCATCGAGATGCTGCCGCCGTCGATCCTGCGGCCCGGGCGCATCACGGTCTACCTGACGCTGACCTACCAGTGCCCGACCGAGGGCGGGATGACGACCGTCCAGGACAGGACGGATAGCCTGCCGTATCAGCTCCTGCCGGCGGCGTGAGATGCGCCTCGCGCTCGAATGGCTGTCCTGTGGCATCCATGGGGCGCTCTACGGGGATCGGGGCATGAGCCTGTGTGCTAGGGCATGGATGCTGCGAGAGCGGCGCTTCTGGGCCGCGTGGGTGGCCGTCTGGGACGTGCTGCTCGGCTGGTATGAGCCGGAGCACTGCCGGGCGTCCTACAGGCGCTGCAAAGGCAACTGAACTTCACACATCGAGAGGACTGACCAATGCGCATCAACGATGCCACGCTTGATCTCGTCAAGCGTTTCGAAGGCCTGCGTCTCGATGCCTACAAGGACCCCGTGGGCATCGTCACCATCGGCTACGGCTACACCAACCGCGCGGGCTTCGGGCCGGGCGTGAAGATGGGCGACCGCTGGACCGAGCAGATGGCCGAGGAGATGCTGCGCGAAGGGCTCGACCGCTTCGGCGCGCAAATCCAGAAGGGTTTCACCCGCGCGCCGAACGAGAACCAGTACGGCGCCTTCGTCTCGCTGGCCTACAACATCGGCCCCGGCGCCTTCCTCAACTCCACCGCGCTCAAGCGCTTCAACGCGGGCGACGACGAGGGCGCAGCCGAGGCGCTGACCTGGTTCAACAAGGCCGGTGGCAAGGTCCTCAACGGCCTCGTGCGCCGCCGTGCGGCCGAGAAGGCGCTGTTCCTCGAAGGCGCGCCAGTCATCACGCAGCCCGACCTGGCAGAGACCTCGGGCGGCTTCATAGCGGCCATCGTCGCCGCGCTTCTAAGTATCTTCGGAAAGGGCAAGGCATGACCCCCATATTCATCGGCTGGACGCGCAGCTTCTGGCTCGGAATCGTCCCGGCGATCATGGTTCTGGCCGACCTGATAGCTGCGCTCTTCACTGACGCTACCATCGGCCCAATCGCGGGTGTGATCTCTGTCATGCTCGATCTGCCTCCCGAAAAAGTAGAGCAGGTGTTGCGTGGCTTGGCCGCTGTTGCGGCGCTCATCGTAGCCCACCAGCGGCGCGGCGCCGCTCGCCCCTACACAGCCAACCCGAAGGCCATCAACTGATGGGCGCGTTCTGGTTCGCCATCCCGGACGGGCTCAAGCTGGTCATCGTGCTCGCTGTGGGCGTCGGAGCGTCGTTTGGGGCTGGCTATGCCTACGGGCGGCACCATGGCGCTGTGCGGGCCGCTGAGGCGGCGGCAGAGGCATATTCGGAAACCCTACGGAGGATCGAGGATGCGGACGTTGATGTTTCCGACCCTGATGCTGTTCTGCGCGAGTTGCAGCGCCTCGCTGAGTGACAGCGCGATCTGCGACGGCACGCGCGCCGAGCGAAAGGCTCACGCCTCTGCGCTAATCAAGGACGGCGGGCCGCTTAGCCAAGCCACTGGCGCTGTAGTGCTCGGGAAGGTCTCGGCAGGCTGCGCTGAGTGAATTCCGCCGTGTTGGCGGGCTGCGTGCCGGGCGCTACCCGGAAGTGTCGCGAGACATCGCGCCGCGGCGGAACAGGGCTGATCCCGATGGTTTCGCTGTCCCCATGCACCACCTCCCCGACGCTTCGGCGTCGGGGCATGGTTGCTGCCTCACGCTGGCAGATGGCGTTCAGTTCTCGTGGGAATCGGCCACCGGCGCGCGGATGGTCCAGGCACCTCCAGCGTCGGGAGGGCGGGTGAGATCGATCTTGCCGTACTCCATCCTCATGACACCGCACGGGCAGGTATAGACGCTCCCGTGCGGCATGCTCTTGGGGGCGCCTGCGCCGCACCCTGCGCAGGAAACGCCTTCCATGGCCTCATAGAGAGGCACCCATCCATCGTTCATCTTGTCACCTCTTTCTCTGCATCGAGACTACCACTATTTCGGCAGTATGAAACGCGGCCATTTCGCCTCCCTTACATGCGCCTGCGGGCACGAGGTCATCCTGCACCTGCCAGACCTTCCGCCGGAGCTGCTGCACCCTACCGGCTGGACGCTCACGGACGCGGCGCTGGCGCGGCTGCGGTGCTCGGTCTGCGGGCGGGTAGGGCGGCCGGCGGAGATCCGGTGTGGATGGAGCCACGGGGGCGGGTGACCGCGCTCCTATTCGCTCTCGATCGACACGAGTCGCAGCGCCGAAGCATCGGTGATCTCGACCGGCGTGACCATCAGTGCTTCCCGCTCTTCGGCATTCTTGGCACCGCCCCAGAAGAACTCCCCAGATGAGACGACGTAGGCCTCACACGTGCCTCTTTCGCTTCGGTATTCGGACTTGAAGCCAAGGCAGTCGCCCGCGAGGAAAAGCCCTGGCGGGCAGTGGTCTAGACGGCATGCGAACATGGTTTCTCTCCGTTTCAAGATTCACGATCCGTTTTCGCTTTGTCCGTTGAAAGGTGAGAGGCTAAGCGGCTGTACCTTATCGAGTTTTTGAACTCTGGTACGACAGCATCAGCGGAACCCCAGCGCCCGGCGCAGCCGGATCATCGGCGAGGTCTCGTCCGCCGCACGGCGCGCGATCTCGTCCAGCACCGCCTTCTTGCGGGCGGCATCCACGGTGCAGACATCGCGCACGTCGCGCAGGGCCGCGTGGCGGCGTTCGGCCTCGTCGCGGGGCATGGTGGCGGCGCCGATCTCGGGGAAGGTGATGCCGTGGGTCTCGGCCAGCCAGTCGAGATCGGTGCAGCGCGCCTCGATCACCTCGCGCAGCCCGTCGCGGAGCACCGGCTTCGACTGACCGGGCACGGCGGCGTCGGCATCGCGCACCAGTCCCTTGAAGCGCTGCGGGCGGCGGTCGTAGTGACGGTGCGGCGATTTCTGCGTGCCGCGGAAATACTGCTGCAGGATCTCCATGGCCTCGGGGCTCACGGTCTTGTTCTCTTCGTCGCGGCAACGGTCGAAGGCTTCGGGATCGGTCATCGGCAGGAAGTGCGTGATGAAGTCGGTCACCACGTCGCCGCCGGTCAGCGCCTCGCGCGCGTAGCGGCGGCAGATCACCTCGCCCGGGCCCTTCGCGGCCCAGGGCTCGAGCACGTCGCGGAAGCGGCTGGCCGAGGGCAGCTCGAATTCGGGGCGCTTCTTCAGGTCCTGCTGCACGGCGGACAGGAAGTAGCAAGCGGGCGCGCGCAGGTACGCCATCACCCGGATGTTGGCGAAATGCGGCTTCAGGATGCCGTTCATGCGGGCGAAGGCGGCGTCGGTGAAGGGGCGGAACT